ATCAACGAGATAGTATAGAAAAAATCAAAACTTATTTAAAAACCAAAAAATAGACTCTTTTTACCCAAGTGTATCAAAATCGAACATCTAGGATGAGCGAGAAATGATAGTAAATTAATTTTATAACCAAACATCCATGGCACTTTCAACAATATTAAATGAGATGCGAGTTCGTGATAACACAACTTTTGCACTCGAACCACCTCTATCAGTTAATAATTATGTGTTACCTGCAAATACTGCGGTAAATATTAATATTTCTGATTTGGTGGATTCTGCTGGTATAACTCCAAGAGCCATGATTTTCTCATGCACTGAAAACTTTTACGTCTTATGGAATGGAACTGGTGCAACTGTGCCATCAACATCGATAACAAATGGAACTGGGTTAGAAATTAATCCAGCAATAAGACGCGTTGGTGCGAACATTACTCGATTCAGTATAATCGCCCCTTCTTCGTGTGTTCTACAAATCGCTCTTTATTCACAAGTTAACTAATTCAAATTAATAAATTATATGTCTATTCAAAAAATTGCAAACTTACAAGGTCAAGATTTTAACGGAAGATTTGGTATTCTCTCAACTGGCAGAGACAACAAGGATCAAATCGTTGCTCAAACTTCAAACGGCGTTTGCTTGCAAAACAAATGCGAGTTTGGTCTTTCAAAAGTAACAACAATCACTTCAGCTCAATTACTAGCATTATTCACAACTCCCGTGGAAATTGTTCCGGCACCAGAGGCGGGATTTGCTAACGTTTTGAGATATGTTGCCATTGCACACGACGCAGGAACGGCTTACGCTGGAATTGCTGCTGGTGAAGATTTGGTTGTAAAATATGCAAGTGGAGCGCAAGTTTCTTCTGTAATTGAAACAACTGGCTTTTTAGATCAAGCAACTGCTCAAATACGCTACGCTAATGCTTCGGCAACAACTGGATCAACTGCTGGCGACATTACGCCAATTAATAACGCTGCATTACAATTAGCTTTATTGGTAGGAAATATCACAACTGGCAACTTCAATTTACAAGTTTTAGCTGTCTATGATGTTATCCCAACTGATTTTTCTGCTTAATGCTTGACGAAATTCTGGCAAGACTTCAACAAAACTTAACTCCACAACAATTTGAAGAATTGGAGAAAGAAGTAAATGAAGTCTTGCCAGACGAGGTTTGGTATCCCAATGCCGGACCTCAAACAGACGCTTACCTTTCCAAGGCTGATATTCTTCTTTATGGAGGGCAGCCGGGTGGGGGGAAAAGTGCTTTACTTTTAGGTTGCTCACTTACGCGACACCAAAGAAGCTTACTAACCCGCACACATTTCACAGATTTAGAAGCTATAGTTGATGGATTACAAGGAATTTTAAAGACTTCTGACGGAATCGTTAGAGGGAATAGACCAAAATATAAAAGTCCGGACGGCAGAATAATCTCATTTCAAGGAATGAGTTCATCTGGTGAGCTTGATGCGGGCAAACAAGGTAACGCTTTCGACTTCATTGGAGTTGATGAAGCTGCACAATTACCAGAAAATGACATCCGATTAATGATCGGTTGGAATAGAACAACAGTAAAAGGTCAAAGATGTAGAATTATCCTAGCTTCAAACCCTCCTGTAAATTCAACAGGTGATTGGCTAGGAACTTTCTTTGCTCCTTGGCTTGATCCAAAATATCCAAATCCAGCTAAGTTTGGTGAGTTAAGATGGTTTATCTTCAATTCTGAAGGCAAATCTCAAGAGGTTGCTGACAAGAGCGTAATTACAATTGACGGCGTGGATTATTACCCGCACTCAAGAACTTACATTCCTGCCAGACTTGAGGATAACCCATATTTAAACCCTGCTGATTATAAGAAGAACCTGCAAACAATTCCTGAACCTTTTCGTTCGCAATTGCTTTCTGGGAACTTCTTAGCAGCAAGAGAGGATCAACAGAATCAAGTTAATCCTACTGCTTGGGTTCAAGCGGCTATTGCTAGACATGAACAAAGAACAATTCCACCACAAGGAATTCCAATGTGTAATATTGGCTTAGATTGCTCTGCTGGTGGAAAAGATTTTGCGTGTCTCGTTACTCGTTACGATCATTATTTTGGGAAAATAGTTAAATTTAATACTACTCAAAACGATGCTGGTGAGGAAATGCTGGCAGAACTTATAAAAAATAGAAGAGATCGCTCACATATTACAATTGATATGGGTGGCGGATATGGTGGCAGCGTTTGGAAAATGTTAAAAGATTCCATCGGAACTGAAATGATGGTGGCTTTTAGAGGTGGTGAAACACCTTCTCGAAGAAGTTCAGACGGTAAATTAACCTTTACCAATGCCAGATCGCAAGCTTATTGGGAATTTAGAGAAGCTCTTAATCCCGAACAAGATGGTGGTTCTCATATTGAATTGCCAAATGATCCAAGGATGTTAGCTGGTTTAACCGCTCCTACCTTTGAGATTAGAGGCGTTAAAATTCAAGTTGAGCCAAAAGAAAAAGTAAAAGAAAAGCTAGGTTATTCTCCTGATGAAGCTGATGCCGTAGTAATAGCTTGGTGGGGTGGGAGAAAAGGATTAATACCAGAAACAATGCCAAGATTTAATTTTAATTACGTTAGACCAACAAGAATGAATGATAAATACGCAGAACGGAGGGAATTATGAGTGGTAAAAGTGGTAAAACTGGCGCAGCTTTAGGATTAATAGCTGGATTAGCACTAGCTCCCTTAACTGGGGGAGCTTCACTAGCTTTAGCCGCAACTGCTGGGGCTAGTTTAGGGGCTGGAGTAGGTAGTGCCAAAGATAAATTTGTAGATCGGCCAATGGCAAAAGCGCAAAGACAATTTCAAAATAATCTTCTTAAGCCAATATCAACGCCACAAGTTGCCCCAACTCCTGACAGTGCAACAGTGCAAGCACAAAGAGCTAACACTCTAACGCAATTACAACAAAGAAGCGGAAGAGCCTCAACTCTTTTAACTAATCAATTCGGTGGCTAATGGCATTTAATCCAAAAACCCAATTCTTAATTACAAGAGCGCAAACACTCTTGTCGGCTAAGACTCAATTAAATTCGTTTTGGCAAAATGTAGCCTATAACTTTTATCCGCAAAGAGCTTTTTTTACTAGAACTAGTCCCTTTCCATATGGTCGTGATTTTGCCAGCAATCTTACAACATCTTATCCTCTTTTAATAGCTAGAGATTTAGCAAGTTCGATTTCAACTTATCTTCGTCCCGCAGGTGAGCAATGGTTTAAAATTTCCATTGCTAACAATAAAAAAGAAAAAATCCTAAGCAATGAAAGCCGCCAATTTTTGGAATGGGCAACAGAGCAACAAAGCAACTTTATTTATGATCGTGAATCTGGCTTTCAAAGAGCAGTAGATCAAGGCGATTATGATTATTCAGTGTTTGGACAATGCGTTATTTCGATTGAAATTGATTATAAGACCAAGAATTTACTCCACCGCTGCTGGTTATTAAGAGATGTAGCTTGGCAGGAAGCGGCTAACGGGCAAATAAACTTTGTTGTACGTCAATGGAAAACTAATATTCGTCAAGCTTACGCTCAATTTGGCGACAAGTTAAGTCCTCAAACTATAAAGAGACTTGCCGAAGAAGGTGATTGCAACATTACTTTATATCATATCGTAATGACAAACGAAGATTATTACACTTCTTATAGCGACACGGCAACGAAAGATCGTAAAATTAAGCTTCCTTTTGTGTCAATCTATTGCCAATTGGAAGAAGAACACGAGATTGAATGCGTTGGCTCTCCAACAATGATTTATTGCATTCCACGTTGGCAAACTGTTTCAGGCTCTCAATATGCTTACTCTCCTGCGATTGTTGCAGCTTTGCCAGATGCTAGATTGCTTCAATCAATTACGCTTTCGCTTTTAGAGGCTGGTGAGAAGGCGGTTAATCCTCCTATGATTGCTCATGAAAGCGCAGTTCGTTCTGACATCTCTTTAATAGCTAACACTATTTCTTGGATTCAAGAGGGTTATGAAGGGAAAGCTGACGATGCTGTTAAAATAATGAATCTTGATCGTTCTGGTCTTCAATATGGCTTACAAATGCAGGTTGATACAAGGGCGCAATTAACAAGAGCATTTTATTTAGATAAACTTTCTCTTCCTGTATTCGATGCAGCGATGACGGCGACAGAAGTAAGACAAAGAATCCAAGAATGGATTAGGTCTGCTTCTCCTTTATTTAGCACTCTTCAAGACGAATATAATAGCCAAATGTGTAAAATGCAATTTGACACTTTGATGCACGTTAGAGCTTTTGGCGCGCCTGAAACTATTCCTGAAGAATTGCAAGGCGAAACTGTAGATTTTACATTTACTTCGCCACTTATCGAAGCCAAAGGTGCAGATAAAGGGCAGAAATTTATTGAAATGATGGGCGCAGTTGCTCAAACAATCCAACTTGATCCTTCTGTTCGTTTCCTACCAAATGCTACTCTTGCTTTAAGAGATGCCTTAGATGGTCAAGGAATACCTGCTAAATGGCTAAATGATGAAGACGAGGTCGAGGAAATGAAGGCTAACGAACAACAAGCACAACAACAACAACAATTTATCCAAACCCTAGCTCAAGGCGGACAAGCTGCTGAACAGATAGGGAAAGGAGCGCAAGCAATTAATCAAGCGGGGTTAGAATAATGTCTAAAACCAAAACTTTATTTGCTAAAAACTTCTTTGGAGGAATTGATTTAAACGATCTTATTAAGAAAGACGAAGTAATTGCCCTTCAGAAAGTAGCTAAAGGAAGAGCTAACGAATATGAACAACAACTAGCTTACTCGACCATCATTAACAAGCTTTGCAGATCCGCAGCGCCTTCGTTTAACGAAAGCCACGCAATAACAAGTTTCAATGAAGGTGTTAGGCATGTTGGAGCGTTGCTATCAATAGCAGCCGTTTCAAACATCGACATTTTCAAGGAAAACAATCCTATTAACAACAAAACTAAATAATGACTGAAACTGTTTCGATCCAAGAACCTACAATCGTAGAGACTTCTAATCCCGTTCAAGCAACAGAACAAGTAAACCAAGCACCAGTAACCGAACCTGTAAAAACAGAGACACCAAAAGAACCCGTTAAATCTGCTAGTCTTTTAGACAAAGCAGCAAGTGAAGTTAAAACTGAGAAATCTTACTGGAAAGATGATTGGAGACAAAACATCGCCGGAGAAGACCCAAAGCTTTTAAAAGAATTAGAAAAACATAAGACACCTGCCGAGCTTGCAAAGGCTTATAGAGAACTACAAAAACAATTTTCAAGCACTCGTCCAACTCCTGAATTAGCGAAAGATGCTACCGCTGAACAAGTGGCGGAATGGAGAGAAAAAGCTGGCATCCCTGAATCTTGGGATAAATACGACACTACTTTAGATAATGGCGTGGTGATTGGTGAAAATGATAAACCAATTGTAGAGTCTTGGCTAAAGAAAGCTCATGAAATGAACATGAAGCCTGAAGACGCTAAAAAAAGTCTTCAAGCTTATTTTGAAATGAATAATGCAGCGGAATCTGAAAGAATCCGTAATGCAGAAGCTCAACAAAATGCTGTTTCTGAAGAGTTAAAAAAACAATGGGGCGTTCAATTTAAAGAGAATTTAACCGTTGTTGCTACTCATTTAGAAAAAGCGTTGGGTGCGGAAACCTTTAACAAATTAAACCAAGCTGTTTTACCTGATGGCTCTTATGCTATTAATGATCCTGCAATTTTAAATCACTTTTTAAAAGAAGCTAGACAAGAACAAGGTGGCCACACAGTAGTTGCCAGCCCAACAACCGATTTACCAAGTTTAATGGAACGCAAGAAGCAGATTGAAAAAATTGCACTTACCGATGAAAAACTTTATTACAATTCTCCTGAATTGCGAGCCGAACTCAATAAAATTGAAATGGATCTTGCTTCAAGGAAAAAATAGAATTCCACAAGAATTAACTAGTCACGTTTTGTGACTAGTTAGAGCAAGATTGCTCATTTAGTTCTGACTAACGGACGCTTTAAAAACACAACTGAAGACCCTAACGGATAATCTTTAAGTTTGTTTGTTGGCACACTCCTTAAAACAGATTGTTTCCCTTACAAACTTAATTATACTATCCAATGACTGTTGCATTTACTCCTAGTGCTCCTTTAGTAGTCTATAGAAACGAGATCGTTCTAGGCTTCCAAAGAAGACAAAAACTTCTTTACAATTCCGTATTAACCCAATTCCAAGCAAAAGGCCATCAAGCTGTGTTTGAAGTTGCTGATACTGGAAACGATTACGCCGTTACTCGCGGTGCAAACGGTTTCGTACCATCAAGCACTTTCACTCAAGCTCAATACACTGCTACGATGCAGATGCAATTTGCTAAAGACGTTCGTAACAAAGAAGATATTCTTGGTTCTCAAGGTGATATCGAAAGAGTTATGACTGAAGCCGCAATTGGCAAAATCAACCGTTCTATTGATAAAGTTATTTTAGATCAATTAGACGCTGGTTCTCAAACTGCATGGTCTTCTGATCCATTGACTTCTATCTCAACAGATACTTTTGCTGCTCTATTAGCGAAATTGACTGCTGCTAAAATCCCAATGGACGGCAATATTACTGCGGTTATTCAACCTTCTGTTTTTGCTCAATTATACAAATTGCCTAACTTTGCTAATGAACTATATGTTGGCAAAACTCCAACTCCTGAATTGGATTTGAAATGGAAAGATGAGCCACGTACATATAGATGGATGGGTATTAACTTTATCGTTATGCCTGGCTTGACTGGCGCTGGAACTTCTTTAGAAACCAACTACATTTATCATAAAAATGCTATTGGTCTTGCTGCGGATCTTTCTGGTCAAGGTACTCCAACTGTTGACGCTGGTTACGACCAACAAAACAGCTACTACTTCGTGAATGCTAACTTCTACATGGGCGCGAAAGTGATCCAAGATACTGGTATTTACAAGTTTTACACTGACGGTACTTCACTTGTGAACGTTCCTGCTTAATATTAACTTAAAATACTTTTAAATCATGGCTTACGCTCCTACTACAAATTCCCCAGTTCAGATTTTTAGCAACATTAGTTCTAAAATCTACGCAACTTCCGTAACTGGCGTTGCTAAGTTCTGGCAATACAACAGCGCTGATACTTTGGCTACTGTTCAAGGTTCTGGTTATTTCTCTAATGGGAAAGAACTTGGAATGAATGTTGGTGACATCGTGTTCGTTTCTGTATCAGACGTGCTTAAAACTCCTTTACAATATGTATCGGCTGTTAATGCAACAACTGGTGCAGCGACTGTAGCATCCGCCACTGCCTAATTCGACTTGGGGGTGGCAATCGCTGCCCCCATTTATTTATTAATAAATTTTAAACAAACATGTCTAAAGCTCCAATTATCGCTCCGATTACTTCTCCACAACACATTGAGCCATCTAGCTTAAGAGAGGCCGGAATCGATCGCCAAATATTTAGATTAAACCTAAATAACGCTTTTACTAAAGAAGACTTACTTAATTCCCACAAATGGAGACAAATTGCCAAATCACAACCAACTTTAAAAACTGGCTCAGTAATTGAAGTATTGCGCGAAGATATGGCTTTCTTTGCCACTTTATTGGTAGTTGGTAAGGTTATGGATGAGGTTTTTTTAAAATTTATTAATTTCGTACCTCTTGAAGATAAAAAATCCAATCCTTCAAAAG